CCTCGTATCAGATACTGGAAGCACGGTTTATGGGAATGTTCAGGCATTGGTTTGAATTCGTTTGACAAGAGCCCAGAAGCAGCGTACATTCGCTGGACACAATTCATCACTAGAATGAGGATAGAATAATGAATCGAGATTTAGCACATGCGTTCTTCAAGCTTCGTGTGTCAGAACGTATAGAAGTGATGAAAGAAATTGGGATCACGTTTGCACAGGGTGGCTCAGAAACAAATCAAGATTTCTCTGCAAGGGTGTTGCAAGCTGTCAGCAATGATGGTAAAGTGCGTGAACTAGAGCAAGCAATGCTTAGTTTCCAATAATTCAAAAGGAGGATTTATAAATGGCTTTCAAGAATCAGAAATTCAAAGTAGCTAACGCCACCATCAGCCGTCTTCTGCAAGAAGAACTGTTCAAGCGGGGTTACGCGTGGAGTATCAACGGTCAAAATGTTGCACACGATCATAAACCATACATCTACGCCTACGACGATGGTCGGATTAATTTCGGAGACGATTCGGATCATTATGATGAGCATCTTAATGAAGAAACTCGTATCATCACGGAGAACAAGCTCGTGATTGCTGAGCTGCAACCTATTCGTCCGAAGACTATTATCTTCGGCAAGACCTACTACAAGGATGATGTTGACGCAGCACTGGCCAAACTGGAACGTGCAACTGCTTGAAAATAATGGTTGACAGCAGGTGAAATCCTGCTACAATGACCACATCGAAACAAACAAAGGAGAGAACAAAATGACACAGAAATCTGTACAGACTATTTCTATTACTCGGGCTTTGGCTCAAGTCAAATCGTTGAATGACCGTATCCAACGCGGCTCCAACGCAAACTTCATTACTACCCTCGTTGGTGGTAAGCATGGTACTGGCGTAAGCGAGCAGGAAGCTTCTGGCATCCTGACAGCCAACCTGCAATCGGTACAAGGTCTGATCGCTCAGCGTACAGCTCTGAAATCGGCTATCGTCAAAAGCAACTCTGTTGCCACTGTCGTAATCAACGATGTCACCATGACTGTCGCTGAAGCCATTGAGCGTAAGGGCAGCATTCAACTGGAACAAGTGCTGCTGCAAAACCTGCGACAGCAACTGGCTCAAGCCACTCAGCAAGTTGAACGCACCAACGTTCAAGTGAACCAGCGTCTGGATCAACTGATTCAAACTACTGTCGGCAAAGACCGCAAGGTTGATGAAGCTGAAGTAGCTGCCATCCGTGATCCATTCCTGAAGTCTAACGAAGCCAAGCTTCTGGACTCCAACAAGCTTCAAGGCGTTATTGACAAACTGCAAGCAGATATCGAAGGCTTCCTTCTGGAAGTTGACTACGCTCTGTCTGAAGTCAATGCCACCACCAAGATTGAACTGATCTAATCAGTTCTTTTTGTAGCGATGAGTTGTCTAAATTCAGTGGGCCTTTTCCTCTGTGGCCTAAACAGGGGAGCCAATCGCGGAGATTAAAGACTATTTCAATGTCCTTATAGCTGGTTCGAATCCAGCATAAACTATACAATGAATACGTTCAAAGGTTAGCACTCAACGGTTAAGGCTAAAAGTTCAACAATGAACCTTTTAAACATGCAACGACGAAAGCCGAAAGATCATTAAATCTTGGATACATGGTTTCGTGGTGTTCACTGATCAACCCTGATGACGCCCCAAGCTGTCGTCTACAGAAGCATTTAGCCCGCCATCGTGCGGGCTTTTTGCTGCCTAAAATATGTGAACATGTCGCTTGACACGCACTGGAAACGGTGTAGAATTGCCAAATCAAGACAACAAGGAGGGATGTAATGCGTAGTACAAACGTTGGCAAGCTTCAAGATTTCTTGAACGCCTTGTCTGATAAGGTGCCAGCCGACTTCAATGTACGTGCCTCGCCTATCTTCAATCAGGAGTGGTTAGTGATTATTGAATCTGCCACACAGAAAGATCAATATCATATTGACTTGGAACAGGAGACTTGGGTAAGATATGTCTAAACCAGCGAACCCTGTGAGAAACCCATTAGCTGGTCCCAACCGACGTGTGAACGTGCCTAAGGTAGAACCTGATCGCACGAAGTATCGTCGTCGTCAAAAACATAAAAGGAGAATTGAAGAATGAAAATTGGTGATCGTGTTAAGCTCAAAGCCAATATGTACGACACAATGTCAGATGATGATCAGATGGCTCCCGGTGTTCAAGGGGTCATTCGCAGCATCGTCGGTAGTAATTGTTACATCGTAGACCTTGACCATGAGGTAGATGGTAAGCGCGATTGGGCGTTGTTGGAAAGTGAACTGGAGGTGGTCGAATGAGTGCTGTATTGACTGTAACAATCCGTAAGACTTACCGCGAAGGGATTGCAATGAACACCTTCCAGCTTGGCTTTGACCATATGGATCAGGCCAAGTCCGCACAGAAAGACATCATTGATTTCTACAACGAAGGTGGTTATTCGGTTAGTGCCTTGATTATCACAGAGGTTAAAAGCCATGCTTGATCAATCGCGGTTCCGACTGAAATGTCACACGCTCATGGCTGTCGCTCCCAACATTGGAGCCGCGTTTGACTTCGTAACATCCGAAGGGTTTGATCAGTTTTCGATGCACAAGGACATTGCAACAGGAGAAGTACGCATCGGTGTGCCTCTCTCGCAAGAAGATCGTGATCGGTACACTTGGCTGTACCATCGCATGAAAGCTCTGGATAAACCAGAGCCACCAAAGGATGGGCCGAAACCGCCAAAAGGTCCAACGCCACCACAAGGTGGATCACCAGCAGCAGGACAAACTCCTGCCAAGGAAACTGAGGTGTTTGCAGTAGCAGTATGAGGTAAACAATGAATCCGTTACAATTGGCTGAGAAGTATGACATTGACCTTTTTCATGGTGGCAAAATAGCCTGCCCGAAATGTCGTGAGAAAGGTGGAGACAATAGCGGCGACAACATGATGGTCTACGGGACTGACAGCGTTGGGCGACACAAGGGGGCTTTCTGTTGGAGTTGTGAGTTCACAATCCCAAGTGAAGAATGGTTCGAAGAACATGGTGTAGAAGAAGAGAAGGAGTACGATTTCGTGGGCAGTCCGTTTAATCCAGATATTCATGCAAGAATGAAAGAAACTTATACGCATGAAACCTACGGGTTCCGTGGTATCCGAACTGATACAGCCAAATACTTTGGCATCTTGCACGGGATCGATCAGAACACTGGATTGGTAAACGAGCAACTGTATCCGTGTACGATTGACTACAACCTGACAGGTTACAAAGGTCGAAAGGTTCCAAAAGCATTCCCAGCTCCAGTTGGTGAGACTGGTAAAGAATGTGAACTGTTTGGTCAATTCCGATTCAAAGAACGACGTGACAAGTATTGCTTGATCGTTGGTGGTGAACTGGATCAACTCTCTGCCAGCCAGATGTTGTATGACTATCAGGAAGGCAAACGTAAGCCCGGTGAAGAGGCGTTCGAACGTATCCCTGTAGTCAGCTCAACTATTGGTGAAAGCGGAGCCCACAAGCAGGTAGCGGCTCAGTACGCATGGTTTAATCGCTTCGAGCGTGTGATCATCTGCATGGACAACGACAAAGCCGGTATGGAAGCTGCGTTGAAGATTGCCAAGGCTCTGCCGAAGGGTAAAGCTTACGTGATGGATATGGGCCTGAAAGACCCAAACTGCTACATCTGGGACAACGAAGCACAGAAGCCCGTAAGTCGTTCTCGTGAATTCGTGAGTGCATTCTTCAAAGCACAACCTTACACGCCAACAGGCATTGTAGGCTCTGGTACTCTGATGACTGCAATCCGACAAGCGGCAATCGTTCCTAAGATTCCATTGCCAGATTTTATGCACGAAGTTGAAGTGCTGATGGGTGGTGGTATTCCACTCGGGGTTATTGTAAACTTGGGTAGTGCCAGCGGTACTGGTAAATCGACAATCATTGACGAATGTGTGTATCACTGGATTTTCAACAGTCCACACAAGATCGGCGTAATCTCGCTGGAAAGCGACTGTGCTCAGTACGGTACGAAGATTCTGTCTCGCCATATGGGTATCAAGATTGATTTGATTCCAAGTGTAGAAGACAAAGTAGCGTTCCTGAATAGCCCAGAAGCACAGGAAGCCAGTGATGAATTGTTCTTCAACACAGATGGCTCGCACAGATGGCACTTGGTTGATGATCGTGATGGCTCGATTGAAGAGCTGAAAGAAATGATCATGAGCCTTATCATTCAATGTGATTGCAAGGTGATTGTACTTGACCCACTTCAGGATATTCTGGACGGCATGAGCATCGATGAGCAAGCTGTATTCATGCGATTCATGAAAGGGACTGTGAAGTCTCACGGCGTAACCTTCATCAACGTCAACCACGTTCGTAAGAGCAGCGGTGGACAGAAGGCTAACTCTACTGGTGCTGACATCCACGAAGAAGACTTCCAAGGCTCTAGCGCCATCTTCAAGTCGGCTGCATGCAACCTGTTGTTCACACGAAACAAAGAAGCTGAGAACGAGATTGAACGAAACGTTACCAAACTCAAGATGACCAAATGCCGTTGGACTGGTAACACAGCTCCAGTAGCAGGCCGTTACATCTATGTCAACCGTGAGCACAAGCTGTATGACCTGAATGATTACTTGGATCGTAACCCAGCCGTCAAGGCCGAGTACGAAGCTTTCCAAGCTGGCGATGACGAATAAGGCTTGACAATGAAGGAGGGCTTCTATAGACTCCTTCTATCAATTCAAAGGAGGAAATATGATTCCATTTCAAAAGAAGCCGTGGGCTAAAGCCGACGACTGGACATGGGACATCGAAGCAACCAACCTCTTGAACGAAGAAACGATTGATTATCAAGCGTCTCCGTACAAGCTGCTTCCGTCTTATAGCACACACTGTGTAGTATTTCAGAACCACGTGAGTGGTGAGATTGTTGCGTTCCACGATGGCGAGAAGTATGAGTTCGATGGTCGTGAGCATTCTGAAACGATTGAAGGCTGCGTATACACTCTCGCTGAAGGCTATGAGCCGGTGGACTATACCCATCGACCAATGTCTGAACTGAAAGGCTTCATTCAGAACACAACGTTCAATCGACTGGTAGCACACAACCAAATCAGTTATGACTTGTTGGCAATGAAAGCCGTGTACGGTTTTGATTACAGCATTGGTGATGAAATCAAAGATGGCGGACTAACCACGTGGACAAAGGATAAGTGGGCTGGAAAGCCTCTATCGATCTTTGACACACTGGTTGTATCCAAGTGCCTGAACCCAGATCGATACGGTGGTCACTCGCTGGATAAACTGGCGGCTGGTGGTACATCTGAGAAATTCAAGTTCCGTAAAGAGGTTCATGTAAGCGAACGATTCAAACACTTCGCGGCTGACATGTTGTACTACTGTATCTTCGACGTAAAGGCGAACACAGAAGTATACAACATGCTGATTGAAACGTATGGCTTGGATAGCATGCACGAGTTTCAGAAGTGGGCTTCTGCATTGAAGCTGGAACACGCAGTAGCTGAGCTGATCACTCGACAGGAACACCGTGGCTTCTGGTTTGATATGAAGAAGGCCGAGGCTGCTCTGACGAAGCTGGACGCAATGATGGAAGAGCGACGGGTGAAAGTTGAACCGCTGCTGCCTCCACGACCTGCAACCAAGAAGTTCATGGGTGACTACACACCACCAAAGAATCAGTTCAAGAAGAATGGTGAACTGTCCTCGCATATGGAGAAATTCGTTGCGAAGTATGAAGGTGTTGTGGATGGTCGCACACTGTACATGTTTGGGCATAAGTACGACCTGCCTCTGGCTGAAGGTGTTCCACTTAAGACACATATGCCTGCTGAGATTGGGAACACAACCCACATCAAAAACTGGCTGGTGAGTTTGGGTTGGCATCCGAACGAATACAAAGAAAAAGATTTGACGGTTGATGACAAAAAGGTTAAGCTGGATGCCGAGAAGCTTCTAATCAAGATTAACCGCTACATCGATGAAACATTCGACAGTGCGTTTAAGAATCACCGATTAGAACATCTGGAAGGTTTGGGTGTTACGCCTAAGAGCAGCAAAGACTTTGTACGTCGTCAGATGCTGAAACGGGCTGAACGTCAAGGACTGAAAGTCTTGTCTAACCCAAGCTTCACTGTTGGGGCTGATAAGGAAATGTGCCCTGACTTGGAACGTATTACTGAGCAGTTCCCTTTCACAAAGGATATCGTTGAATACCTGACGTTCAAACATCGTCGCAACAGTATTCTTGGTGGTGGTCAAGACTGGGAAGACCCAGACGAAGAACCAGAAAAGGGTTACATGGCTGGTGTACGTCCTGATGGTCGTATCGCAACCCCAGCAGACACCTGTGGAGCCGCTACAAGCCGTTTTAAGCACCGTAAGGTGGCCAACGTACCTCGTGTTACCTCTCTGTTCGGGAAAGAGCTGAGAGAGCTGTTTGGAGTCGCCACAGGCTACTTCCAAATCGGGTATGACTTTGACAGCTTGGAAGCACGAGTAGAATCGGCATACTGCTACATGTATGATGCTGATGATAAAGCGTATTGCAAATCTCTGATGTTGGAGAAACCGTTCGACGTTCACACAATGATGGCGAAAGCTATCAGCAAGATCATTGGTACTGACTTTGGTCGGAGTCCAGCGAAGAACGTTAAGTACGGCTGTACATACGGGGCTCAAGCTGCTAAGGTAGCTAAGACGATTGGTAGCTCGATTGAAGTCGGCAACCAAGTGTTCGAAGCGTTCTGGGATGCTGCATTCCCTCTCAAGATGTTGAAGGATGCACTACAGAAACAATGGGAAGCTAATGGTAAGAAGTTCATTTACGGTATTGACGGGAGACGCGTGCCTACGCGTTCGGCTCACGCAATCCTGAATAGCTTGTTCCAGAGTGGTGGTGTTATCTGTGCAAAACGGGCGATGGTATTGCATGATCGTAAGCTGAAAGCAGAAGGCTTATCTGTTGACTTCTTCTTGGATGACTGGAAGAGCAAAACATTCTGTCAGCAAATGATTGCGTATCACGACGAAGCACAACTAGAGGCATCGGCATCACTGTTCAAGTTCAAGGCTTACACTTATGCATCGATTGGCTTCACTGCATTTGATGACAAGGACGCTCTGAAAGAAGCTGACAAGAAATTGAAGGCTGGTTGCCAAGAGTACAAAGACTTCAAGCTCGCTGAATCTGGTGAAGTTTGGTCTGATATCTCGCATAACGACCGTGGGTTCTACGTGGCCTACTGCCGAGCGGGTGTACTGGCAACAGACGCTGTGCGCGAAGCTGGACAATTCTACGCTGCACCTGAAGGGATTGATTCACCTGTAGCTCCCGTCCTGCTTGACTTGACGGCTGGTTACATCGTTGAACGCTCGTGGGCTGGTTGCCACTAATGGCGCAAATAGGGGCTTGACAAAGCCCCAAATCAAGGTACAATGAACACATACCAAACACAAACAGGAGGATGAACTGTGGAACGCATTAAACAAGATATCAAACCGGAAATCGTTGTAGGTGCCCGTGTAGTTATTCAGGACCAACCCTATGCACAAGGTCGTTGCCTTGGTGAGCATTTGAGTTACGAAGGTGAACAAGGTATTGTTACTGCGGTAGACCGTACTTATACAATCTACCAACCAGACGCTGAGGTGCTGCTAGACAATGGCAGGTCTATTGCGGTTGATGTTGAAAACCTACAACTGGTAACCAAAGCGACTGTAACCAGAGTATCTGGTGAAACTTCTGGCCCTAAGCCTCGCGTCACTTACCTCTACGTTATTGAAGACGAAGATGGTGTATATGGTAAGACATTCGATCGTGACCATGCCCGTGAAATTAAGGCAAGTTACGGTGGCAAGAAAGCTGGCGTGATCATCACTGCTTACGCTGCTGTAAAAGAGATTCGCTGAGTCTCAACCCCCAATGAAGGGCGAGTGCCCTTCCATCGCCAATCATGGCACTTAAGATAGGAGAAATATAATGGCTGCTTTTCAACTGAACATCACTAACACCAATCAAACCGAAGGCAAAGAGCGTAAGGTAGTTGACTGGGATGCTCTGAACCAACACGTAGTAGAAGTTTCTGGCACTGCTAAGAAATCCCGCTCGATTCCGGGTGTTATCTCTGGCCTCTACGATTTGGGCAACCAAAAGCTTGAAGATGCCGAAAAGGCATTTACTGGTACTGCTGCTGATGAAGCTGCTGAGATTGAGAAATTCCCAGCTACCTACTTCAAAGACGGTATCGACCGTGAAACTGGTAAGCAAGCTCGACTGAAATGCTGGCCTCAGAAGCCAGTACAACAAATTGCATTCTCCATTGACTTCCCACAAGTCTTGGTAGATAAGGGTCAGTTCTTCGGTAACTCGAAGCCTCTGCCACTTCGCATGCTGTTGAACTACGAGTTCACTGTACCGGGCACCAAAGAAAAGATCGTTGCACGTCCGTACAACCTGCGTGACGCCAAGCATGATCTGGGTAATGGTAAAGCAGTATGGGCACTGGCCAAGAACAACGGCCTACACAAACTGGCTGCTGCTGCTGAACTGCTGGATGACAACGGTTTGTTCAACAAAGAACGTGCTGCTGAGTTGATCGGTAAAGTTGTACAGTTCGAATTCCGTGTATGGATGAAGCCAGCCAAAACTGGTGACAAAACATTCTTCACTGAAGAAATCAAACTGGTAGGTATGGTTCCAGAAGGCGTTGCGATTCCTGAAGTTCCAGAGGGTCTGTTGCACTGTGTTAACCTGCACGGTGAGAACGATCCAGAAGCCGTGAAGCAAATGCGTGTCTCTGTGAAGAACACCATGAAGCGTGCCCTGAACTATGACACTAGCTCTCTGAAGCCAGTGTTCGAAGCTGAAGCAGCATCTTACGGCAACAAGGCTGATCCAGCTAAGGACGCTGTTAAGGCTGCTGTAGCGAAGGCTGAAGTGGTTCCTGTTCAAGCTGATTTTGATAGTGATGTGCCCTTCTGATGTGCGTTAGGTGTGGGGCTGAAAAGCCCCTCTCCGACTACTATGCAGGCGATAGAACTTGTAAAATCTGTCGCTGTGCTTTAGTCAGAGAACGTCGAAGAACTAATCCGAAAGTTCAAGAGTATGATAGGAATAGAGGATGTCGTCAGAACGCTGAGTACCTTCGAGGCTATCGAGCTAGATACCCTAAAAAGTATAAAGCCCATCAAACAGTAGCTAAGGCCATTAAGAATGGTGTGTTGACAAATCCCGGAATCTGTGTAAAATGCACCTCTGAATTCGCAGTTGAAGCACATCACGATGACTACGACTTCCCACTAACTGTACGCTGGCTCTGTGCTGAATGCCATAAAAGATGGCACGCTGAACATGGTGAAGCTTTGAACGGAGAATAAGATGTTCGGGAATATTACAGCACACGGGCAAGTTTACTTGTACCCTGAAAAGCCCCCAGCCGATCTGGTCTGGGTTGATCCCAAAGGTCACACAAACTACTGGTGTTCTGTTGTAGGTGATACATCTGGTAGTAGTTCCAATCCACGCACTGAGAGTCGTCAGACACTCCCCGACTCTGGTGAACCGTATAACTGGGTGGCAGGTGATGGCTATCACTCCATGCTGGGTACGGTGAGAGTTGAACTAGCCCCAAGCTCCGGTAAGGTGATCGTTGGTCAGATTCATGCACACAAAGCCTCCAATCCATATCTGATGTGCACTTGGTGGAATGGTGTTGCACGGATTGATGTGCGGGCTACTCCTACAGGATCATCCGTCAAGGTGCTATCGGTGCCTTGCTCACTAGGTCAAGCGTTTGAATATGGCGTACAAGTAACCTCTGTTGGAGTAGAGACATTCCTACAGATATTCCTCAATGACACATACCTTGCACTGCCTGTTGATGAATTGTGGAAGGAATTCCCATTCTACTTCAAAGCTGGTGCCTACGTGATCGACAATGCCGGACCTGAGACGGAAGGTGGTTGGGTTGTGTATGAGAAATTCGATGTGCTTAATGCTTGACAGCAAAGGGCATGCTCTGTAAGATGTGCCCACACCAACGAGACAGGAGAAACACAATGATCTGGATATTCGGTTTGATTACCGGCTTGGCCTTCGACCTACCAACGTGGTACTGGGTCTTTGGTTTCTTCATGGCTGCAATTTCTGACAACCTACGATAAGGAGAGTGGAATGTTACATATTCGAGTAGTGGCTGATACAAACGATGGCGACTATATCACCAACCTACAAAAGTTCGACCGCTCAGAGCTTCCTCTAATTCTGAAAGTGGTTGCTGCCATTAAAGACTTCGACTCCCGCACAACTCGCGGCTCTGGTCAGTCCAACTGGCCTTCAAGCTACTACCGTAAAGATAGCCCACGAGCTGTTTACGAAGGTGTGTTGACTGAGGACGAGATTGAAGCCTTTGAGGACTATGTGCCATGTGGTGAAGATGGAGTCCACACCATTGAAACAGTGGAAATTTTCGAAATCATTAACCGGGAGGTACTGCTGTGACTGACGTACAACGTGTAACACTGACTGAACAAGAGCTGTTTGACCGTTTGGTTGAACTGCTGACCGAGCAATTGGTACGAGCTGAAGACATCAAACAGCTCAAGAAAGATGCGAAGTTCAACAAGAAAACCAATCCAAACGGCATTCCTGCCGCTGATCTGGCTCTTGTAGCAAAAGCTGCCGCACTCGAAGCACAGAA